GCTGCATTTGTTGCTGATGTTGCTGCTGATACTGCATCAATCAATAATTTAAAATGGTCTGTATCTGTTAGACTATCTCCAACAACAGAAGCTGCCACACATATATAAACATTGTTGAGTTCAGCAGTAGTAGTTGATTTAATTATGTCTCTTTCAACATAGGCTGCTGTTGTGACTGTTGCATCTGATCCTTTAAAAGTTCCTAATTCTTGCGTAACAGACAACTCTCCTGAACTGTCAAATGCCAGGACCTTACTTGCTCTATCTGTTGCTCCTACTGTAAACTCAGTAGATGTCATAGTGTTAGTTCGTGATAGTTTAATTGTTCTATCTACTTCTTCCTGCATCTGTTGACTGATAAATGTAAGCCTGTCTAACGCATCTTCGTGTGTAGCAGCAGGAAATGGATCGTTAGCAACATAGTCCGTAGACTGTGTAAGTGCCATATTTCTTCTTATAACAACAGTAACACCACTTGCAGGAGCAGAACTAAATACAACATTACCACCACTGGCATTACCAGCATTTGTCACTGTATAGTTTGTTGTTAGTGACTGTACTGTTTCAACGCCTGTGCTTGATCTAAGTATAACAGTTAGGTCTGCATCTGCGAATATTTTGAATCCGTATGCAAATGTTGTGGTACTTCCGTTACCACTATAACTGTTTTTTGTGGTCGTACTACTTACTGTCATATTCACCTCATTGTTTGTTTTTACAATATTTTTTGTTTTTTAACAAGATACTTATTCAAAAGCAGAAACTATATTCAATCCTTCTTTAGCTAATAAAATCATACTTCTGTAACTTTCATCAATCATTTGTCTTTTATCAGTAGCACTAAATCCATCATTGTTATATATCAATCTTATTGTTGATTGTATGTTTGACATGGCTTCTGCAATCTCAACAAGAGGTAATTTGTTATACTCTGTTTGCCTGAACACTTCTTTCACTTCTTCAAAATTCAAATCTTTACTTAATTTTTTTGCAGTGGTTACTCTATCTTTTATTTTGTTGTACTCTTTGTAAAATTTTGTTATTGGCTCTGCACCCATACTTGGATGTCTTACAATAAATGCTTTGATTACAGGTGTATCTGCTAGAGTTTTTGCTGGTTCTATAGGTTCTTTAATGAGTCCAAGTTTTTTTATTGCAACATCACTCAACTCTAAAGCATATTGTCCTAAAGTTCCTGTCCAACCTCTAATAAGATGATCTATTTTTGCAGGAGATGCCATTGGAGAATCAGCAACACCTATTGCTAAATTCAGTTCTGCTATTGTTTTTCCTAAAAGTTTTGCTGTAGCACTTGTATATTCTGTATATTCATATTGAGAAAGCAAAGGCTCTACTCTTCTTGGAACTATTGGTCGATCTGAAAATAAACTTCTATTTGCGTAAAATTCAACAAAAGGTTTGATGAAGTCTGGTATTGGTCCAAGATTAAATAAATTATCTTTACCCATTTCTGCAAAAAACTTTGTTACACTCTGAGGGTCTTTTTCAAATGCAAAATCTAACATTCTTTCTGCACCTGTGCCAAACAACAGTCCGAGTTCAAAAGGTTTTGGTATTCTAGTAACAATCTCGTTTTCACCCTCTCCTGTTATGACTATCCAAAAAAGATCTTTTTGCCACTGTGGTAAATCTCTATATGTCTGATTATCGTGATTAACTGACCACAACAAAATACTTGGCAGTGTTACATATGTAAATATTGTTGCACTTGTCTTAACAGGTCTTTGTTTAAAGGCATCAACTATCTTAGCATATCCTTGTAATCTAGCATTGAAAAAAGATGTTATTCTGTTCCAACCTTGTATTTTATTACCCATTTTTGCAAAGTCTATGGTTATATCTCTTGCATCAAAACCACTTTTTTCAACAACATCACGATCTGTCAAACGACCTCTTTTTTTGTATGCGTCAAGTGAAATTTTATATTGACCAATTCTTGACCCACTTTCAAAGATTTCTGACAATATTCTCAACATTTCTATAGGATTTGATACTTGATTTCTTACTTTACCTTTTGTAAGTTGTGCCTTCAAATCTTTTGAAAAATATCTTCTATCCATACTTATGAACATGGATTGCATAGCACCTGATCTTGTCCATTCTTTGTAAAGATTTGTTTTACCAAGCATGTGCCAAAAACCCATAGCCGTATGATAGAGTGGTATAAAGTTTTTATCACTAAATATAGCAGCAGAAACAGTATCTCTTTGAAAATTACGCAATATAAAATCAGGAGACAGCGTTGATCCTGCTCTTAAAAGCCTTGATGGCGTAGACAAAAACCTCATCAAAATGTTTTGTGACGTTCCACTTGCATCTTTGAGTGCTGTAGCAACCTCTGTACCTACTTCCCAGACTTCTCTTTTCCCATTTCTAAAAACAACAATCTCTGATGGTCCTGCATCCTGTGAGTTTCTTCTAAATACAGAAAATCCTTGTAACGCTTCAGGTTTGATCGCACCAACATCTTCTAAAACTTTAGACAACTCTTCTACTGTAACTCTTGTTTGCTTTAGTTTGCTTGGCACTTTACCCATTTCTGGAAAAACATCAGGTGTCTTTTCGATCATTTCAACAAATTTTATGTTTGTTCTGTTTCTTTCTGCTAGTGTTATAAAATGGATTGTATTTAAATGCACACTTTCAAGTGGATTGATTATTTTTCTTTCACTGCCTTTGAAAGTTTTGAGTGGATTTGTAATACCTTTACCAAATTTTGCATTTGCATCAGATAAACCCTCTTCTAAAACTCTGTAGAATGGCACATAATCTTTGTTTGCTTCAAATATCTTTGCAGCAGTCTCTTTTGATATGATACCAGAATCAACGAGATATTCAGTTAACTTGCCTTGATATTCATTTAACTCTCTAAAAGTGGATTCATATTTTTCATTAAAATTTCTAACAACATCTTTAGCTGCTGCTTGATCTATACCTGTTTTTTTACCTTGTGCTTCTTTTTCAATACTTCTTTTTGAAACAACATAAGATGTAAAATCTTTGTAATCTTTTTCAGTTTTAATTGGCTCAAGTATTTTAAGTAAACTTTTGCCACCATCTAATTTAAGTGTGTTTGCCTTAAAAGTTCCAAACTGAATAAAGTGCATGGCTCTTCCAATCATCCCTGGTTGTACTCTTGCTTGCACATAAGGATCGACTGTGTTCTCAAACTTATTACCAGCTTCTCTTGCTTTTTTCACTACATTGAAAATAGGGTGTAGTTTATCAAAGTATTGAGTGACTATCTGACTTTTGATGTTGGTTAAACCTTCGGTCTGTTTTGGCATCTCAAACTGGATTTGCTCATTTACTTTGTTGACTGATTCTCTTGTTTCAATAGTTAGTTTTTCTACCTCTACCTTTTTTTCTTGTGTTAGAACACTTTGTTTTGGCTCTGTATTTGGTTTAAAAGGTTCAGGTTTCTCAGACCCTTTAGGGGAATCTCTAAACTTCTCTATATTAACTGAAGCAGCATCTTCTAATTTTCGAGGTTCGTTAAGTATTTCATCAACAACTTTACTATGTGTTTTGTCAGTTTCTTTTACCCTTTGCGTGACCATTCTAGCACCTTTTTCTCCAATGCCGAATGTTCCTAAAACAAGAGCAGTATTTATGAGTTCATCTCTTGATGGAAGCTGTCCTTCCAATATTGTACCCATGCCTGTAAATGCACCATACTGAGCAGCATATTTACCCATTAAGGTTTTTGCACCTACCCAACCAGGCAAAGCCATAGCTGTTCCTAATGTGAGACCTGACTTGACACCCTCTTTGAAACCATGATCTATGAATATATCCCACCACTCTGAAAATGTATTTACTTGCCCTCTTTGTAATGCTTCTATATACATACCTCGTATAGACTCATTAACAAATCCAGCAGTTGCACCACCAGCAAAAACATTACCACCTGTTGCTGCTGTTCCAAGAAATCCTGCTGGAAGATATACAAGACTATCAGCACCAATATTAGAAATACTTTCAAACCACCTTTCTAAAACACCTGTATCTTCAGGTTCAGGCAACAAAGCATTTTTTGCGTCATATCCAATATCACCTTTTGAATGATATTGTAAGGCAAGATTTATAGTAGATTTACCAACACCTCTTTCCCAGTATTTTTGCCACTCAGCATCCTCACCGACTAGAAATTGTTTAGTTTGTTTAACATCTTTTGTAACTTGCTCTTTCAATGCACCTGTTCGGAACTCTGCTTCATCCTTAATACCTTTCCATATTGATTGCCAATATGTTTGAATAGGCTCTACTGTTTTGTTTTTTTCTGTATTTGGGAAGCCAAAACTATCTGTCAATTCATCATCAGGAAACCCAGCATCTTTTAATATTAAAAACTCTTCCCTGTTTTTTTCTTTTGTTTCTTCAGCATTAAATCCTGCATCATTTAATATGAGATTTTGGAGTTCTCGTTGATTCATCTCTGAGTCCTGAGTTTAAGCCATACTGGATATTTACCACTTGTAAACCATAGTTGATAAGGTCCTGAGTTTAGATAGTCTTGTTGAGTAAAAAGATCTATATTAGTAACACCAATTAGTCTTGCAACCTCTTCTCTTGTAGGTGGTCGAACTTGGTCAAGAGTTAAATCGTTTTGATTATCAATTCTTAAACTGTTTTGATAGTTTTTAAGTATTTCTTTACTTGTTATTCTATAAAAATTTTCGTCTTTTAAAATATAATCATTACTTCTTCTATCAAGCAATGAAATTGCTGACTTCCCTTCTGCTAATCCTCTTTCAAATCTTTTTCTCATTTGAATAGAAAAGTCAAAAAATCTTGCTTCACCACCATTGTCAAACTGCCTATATATTTTTGAACCAAGAATAAGATCTTTATTGCCATCAAGAAATTGACCAAATAATTTAAAATCTCCTGCTGTATCAGGTTTTTGAAAAGAATTTATATCACTTACTAATGTTCTAAATGTAGCGTTATCAATATCATCTCTTTCAAGAATACTTTTTGCTTGTGTTTCACCCTCAATCAAAAACTTATCATTTATTGATCTTACTTCTCTTGAAACTATTTTTTCAAATATTCGTCTGTAAACTACTGGTGCTGTTTCATCAGCAAAATTACCATCAACATTTTTCATTAATATTGTTTGTAAATTGTTTCTCAAAGTTGCACCACCTGAACCCTGAAACTCTAATTTTTTAATTTTATCAAAAGTAAGTGTGCCATCTAAAGCTGCTGGGAGATTATCATTGAAAATTGTTTCATTGTTTTCTCTTATCTGATTATTTTTTTCAAACTGTCTAAATCTAATTTCAGATTCAACTTGTGTTGCTTTCTGTTCTGCAAGTGCAATCACTTTACTCTTTTCACTTTCAGACAAAGTTTTCCATACTTTTTGTTTATCTTCATCACCACCAAAAGTGCCATCTTTTACTTCTGATACTTTATCATTTATAATAGAACTGTTTGTATTTGGCTCTCTGTCAAGGTCAAAATCAACATGATTACTAAGTGAAGCAATATTATTATTTGTTATAATAGTTTTTTGTTGTGTTAAAAGTGTTGATAAAACACTCCCCTTTGATGTTGAAAACTCTTTACCTGACTTTGATGTGATCTCTTTTTCTATTGTGTTTAAATCTGTTATTGATGTTGAATTTGTTATTTTGTTTTGAATTTGACTAACTGCATCCTCAGAAGTTTTGTTCTTCAAAAATGTTCTAATTTGTGATGATGTGTATGATATTGGAATACCTGATACTTTTGCTTCGTTTATTGTATCAATTATTTTTTTCTTTTTGATCTCATACTCAGGGTCTTTGGAGTTAATTGACCTTAAATCAGACAATCCTTTGTCTATATTGCTATCAATTTTTGTTCCTGCAATTATGTTTCCACGATTAAACGCATTTTGTTTTGCTTTCAACTTAAAAGAGTCAAAAGTTGATGAAAGTTTTTGTTTTAAGAGATTAGATCTTCTTGAATCATAGTCTTTATCAAACCTATCTTTAAATCTGTTGATAATTTTATTAATTCTTTGTGTAGCATCACCGACTGTAGTATCTTTTGTTTGAAGTTCGTTTGATCCTGCTAAATCTAAAAACTTAGATTCTTCTTCAGCTATAATAGCTTTATCTTCTCTGTCTCTTTCAGCCATGCCAAAATTAAAAGCTATTTGTTGTGCTGAGTCTGCAAATGATGCCAATGCTTGTCCAGGAGCAGCAAACGCACCTGTATTAGCAGCAGGAGACAATGATCCTGTAGCTAACTGTTGTGTTGTTCCTCTTCCTTGATTATATATTGGTATTCTTGCCATGTTACACCATCATTGCCCTTGAACCACTTTCTAATAAACTTTGATAAGCCTTTGTTTTTAATGCTCTTGATCTTGCTGCACCTTCTGTTCTTAATAAAGTGGCAGCAGCTATTTGTCTTGTTTGTTCTATGTCAGAAGCATACTGAATACGCAGTGCATCTTTTTCTGTATTAAAATAAGCATCAGCCAAGGCTAACATTGGACTACCACTCATAGTTACACCTGATGTAGCCGTTGCAACTCTTTGAGTACCAACTAATCTTTCTGATTGTTTTCGTAAATTGTTTTCTTCATCAATTTTTGCTCTTTGCAGAAGTATAGCTTCATTTTCTTCTACTTGAGCATTGTACTCTGCCGTTTGTCTAGCTGCTCTGGCTGCTGCCATATTTCCTTTAAAACTAAGAAATCCTGACCCTGCTATTGCTGCTGCTACTAATGGTGGACTCATTATTTCACCCACGCATAACGAATATAATCTGCACCATCAGGACCAAACTTCTTCATTATTCCCTCTTCCTCAAACTTTAGCCACTTTATAAATCTAACAGCTTTTTCATCATTTGAACATATACTTGCTTGTAGTCTAAACAGATTGTTCTCTTCTATCATAGTCATTATCATCTTTTTTACAATCTTAGCCATCCTGTACGGAAACTCTTGTCCTTTTACTCCTAGCACAAACCATGCTTCTGCTACACCATCCCACAACAAACTTATACCACCGATAGCTGCAATGATGTCTTGATACATAGCAACATATCCATTTACCTCGTCTTTACAAAACGCATCCCTGTGTGATTGCAAAAACTCAAAGTCAGTCGCTATAGCCTGAACATGATATTTCTCTAGCTTTTCAAGTCTAAGCATCAAAAGTATTTGACCTCCTCATAATCGCAAGAACTGTCATAGGCAAAGGCTGTGATTGTTGTATTACAACCTGTGCTTCATTTTCATATCCTGCTGGAAAAGATATTTCCTTATCTCCTGTAAACATAGGTACGGCTGTGTCCATAGCCATACTACTATCTCTGAATGGTATTCTGTCTAAATTACTTACATCTGGTCCTAGTTCTGCACCCACAGTATCAAGAAATCTTGCAGTAACACCATGTATTCTTTTTATCTTGCCCTGTGATGTACCATCATTTGCACCAGCTTCCAACCTCAAAGTTTTTATAAAACTTGTATATCCAAGACCTATGTGTGCTTTTGTAACTGATCTATCTAATGTGATTGATCCACCTGATACTGTTTTGTCTGCATGTGCAGAACCATCTGCAAGTATTTGTACTGACTGACCTTCAAGATGATTTAGTCCTGTAATTGTTGTTGTGGCTGATCCTGAGTATGTCAATCCACTATCAACAAAAAAAGCATCTGTAATATCTGATCCAAAGTTTATTGATTTTAGAAACACTATGTGTCTTGTTGTTACACTGTTTATTGTTAGTTTTACACTTAGATAAACTTGATCTTCTGCACCACTAGGTATCGCTGTAATACTTTCTACAACACCACTGCCACCAAGAACATGACCATGCCATCCAACAGTACCATTTGCTCTATCGTATGTTAAACCAATCAACTCACCATTTGCACTTACAAACCAAAGTATCAACTCAGGCTCTTGTTGCCAAACCATATCAGTCAAACCACCTCTTGTTATGTGATCTGCAAGCACAGTCAAATCTACTCCAAGCAATCCATCTGTATCTAAATCAAATGTAATCTCTTTTACTTTCTCTGTGCCTTTCTGCACAAGTATAGTTGAGTTTCCTGCTCTTAGTGGTCTTACCTGTGATGTTCCAAATGTTGTTTCTCTCAAAACATTTACATTCGTTGGTGTTACTGGTTGTGTTCCTGTGCCACCTGACAAAGTAAACTCAGCACTAGTTGTAAGTATCTGAAGAAATCTTCCTGGTAAAAGATGTTTGATAACATTGACTTGATCTGATGCGATTGTAATATTCACAGCATCATCATCATTCAAACCTGGTGTATGGTTTTCAAAGTCAGCAGACACACTGCCGAATATACTTTGTGGCTGATGTGTTGTTCCTGCAAAGAACAATCTTTCTTCGTAAAAAGCTAGTGCCTTTGGAAAGCCACGAACAGAACTAAATGCACCCTCACTCCACTTTGTCGTAGGGTTACTTGACCCAACTACTGAAGATGGTAGTGTGCTTTTAACATCTGCCGTTACCTGTGTTGCACTTGTAAAACCTGTTATCTTTACAAAACCAGTGCCACTATGTAGAAACTCCCAGTCTATATCGCCATAAGTCTCTGTGCCTTTTGTATGCACTGGTGCTGTTGTACTACTTGTATGTGATCCTGAGTTTGATTTTTTGTAAACATTATCACCATTACGAACTGTAGCATTTTGTGCATAACTTGTTGATGCTGCCCACGCATCATGGTTGACCTCAATAATCTCTCGAAATCTAAACAATGCACCAACATGACCTGACTCAAAGAAACTAGCTGATGCAACTATATTAATACCTGTGCCTGTTGCTGCACTTGCATACAAAGTAGTTGTAGTAAGGTTTTCATCTAGGTAAGGACCATCCGTAAAATCTATATCTGTAAGTGTAAAACTTGTTGCTGAAGTTCTTGTAAGTTTGGCTGGTTCATGTGATTTGTGTGCTATAAATAACACATCTGCTGATTGTGCAAAGTTAATCTCAAATATCTCAGTTACGCTGTAAGTGGTTGTAACTTCTACTATTTTCCCACTTGTGCCACCTGAAGTGTAAGTTGTAAATGCAGAACTGTTGATACCTGATAACTCGAATGTATTTGTTGTTTTGTTTGCAACAGTAAACTCACGATTGTTTACTTCTGTCATACCTACAACACCTGATATAAATACTCTATCACCATTACTGTAGCCATGAGATGTAGCTGTAACTACTGCTGGATTTGCTTTTGTTATGGCACTAATGGTTTTCGTAGCTTCTGTTAAAATACCACCATCTTTGAAAAACCTTACATAGTTTGCACCAAACTCAAGCACATAAGCCTGTTCATCTGAAAACTCAAAGTTTACTAGCTTAACTTTGCCGTTGTCTTTGGATGTTCCTGCGAATGTTGTTCCTGGTCTACGAGTGATGCCACCTGACGGAAACACCAACATATTTTCTAAAGTATCACAACCCTCACTATATTTTTGTAAGTCAATCCTACCTGATAGTTTCGGAGATAGTTCTCCTGCTCTAAAATTAGTTAAGATTGTCGATACTCTTGCCATACTACAACCTTACGTTTGTAAACTCATCAGCCACCAATTTGTCAGGTTTTCCTTCAAGTGCATCCATTGCTCTTGCTTCTTTTACCTTTTGCTCATACATACCATACATTGATTGTGCAACTGTTGTGCTACCTGTGATTGCATAAGCTGTCTCTGATGCAAGTCTGTAGGCTATAGCATTTGACAGTAAACTATCAAACTGTTCTGTATCTGTAACTCTTGCCAAGTAAACTATTCTGCATGTTGCTTCGTCTGAAAGTATCTTTCTGCCTTCTATCTTGAACATTACTTGACTGTCGTAAGGAGAAATCTCTGCATCTACGTTTGATGTAAAGAATGACAAAACACGCAAACAAAAAGGATCTGTTGGTAAAGTAAACTGATTGGCAAAACCAAAAGAAGGTGCTGTGCTATCTGCTGCTAACTCTGCTCTTTCTATTGCACAGTTCCAAGGATGTGATCTAAGTGTTGCATCTCTTACTGTTGCAAACCTTCTGTTACAAAGTCTTGCTTCTTTTGAATTTTCTGTAAGAGCAGTAATAGTTGCTGCACCTAATAAATCCATAGCTTCATTACATATATCTACTACTGAGGGCATAATTTAACCTTTGAAAAAGGGGGATTGCTCCCCCTCTTAGTTAGTTGATTACATACTCAATGATGAAAGATAAATCACCAGCAGTACCACCTGTCGCATTGAAGGTAGCTGCAATGTAGTAGTACCCACCTGGATCAGTGGATGCTCCTGCATTTTCGAATAACTTTGCACCTATAGTATTAATATCTGCTGCTTCTGTTCTAAGATCGGCAACTGCTGTTGTTCCATCTGCAACTGATGTAGCGTAAAAGTCCTCGTCTACAACTGTTCCATCTGTTTGATAGATACCGACATTAAATGTGCAACTGCCACCTAAAGCATCTGTCGCAACTTGCAACTTTGTAATTGATGCGTTACTTGGTAGTGGAGCAAGCATGACAATATCATTGTCTGTACTGTCTCCAGCAGCTAATGCTATCGTTCCTTGAGCCACACGCAAAACGCCATGAAGCTCTTGTGAATTACTAGCAATTTGAGGAGTAGCTTCAAAATTAGCTACAAGTGTAGAATTTTTTGTAGTCATTTACTTCTCCCTTATGCTGACTCATCACAGTCTATCTGAACGACTTTTTCTTCTTCCATTCTCGTAGCACCGATACTCATGCAGTAGTAGACCTGAGTTGCGTAACCTTTGTCACTTCTCTCGTCTATTCTTGCCATCACATCTTTACCAATCGCTAATGTAAGACCATCCTCTGCCCATGCAAAACATGAACGGATGTTACTCGCCTTTGATAGTCTGTTGGTTACAATGAATTGAAATCCCATGAATGTATTGATTTCACCCTGGACAAGTGCCTTGACTGTATTGAAGTCAGAAGATGTTACATTTGTATCTCCTAACAACGCATCAATCTGCTCTGGACCAACGGCTATATATCTTGGGATTGAAGGATCTACTGATGCTAAGTCAAGAGTCTTTTTAGCTGTTCTTAACTTTGCAACTGTCAAATCAGCACTACCATTTGCTATCTGATTTCCAGCTAACATGGTTGTGGATGTTGAACCAGTCTCACCAGTAAACGCAGTTCCTAATGCTGCATCAATGATAACATCATCCATTGATCTTCCCATAGCTGCTGCTGCTGCTTGAGCATAAGCACTTGTTGGATCAATAAGCATACGAACTTTGTCTTGCTCATCTATGAGATCTGCGAACTCATAGTCAACTAATGACACTCTTCTTCTAGCGTGAGGAGTATCGATTTGAGGTGTATCAGAATGGCGAGTTGTACGCTTTTGAGCAGTAACTTTGCCGATCTGATCGAAAAAGGCATTTTTTCCTGTAACAGATTCTACCCTTACAGCATCTCTCAGTAATGAACCCATTTGCTGAGAAAGCATCTGCACATTAGCAGAATACTGTTGGACAAATGCCGTAGTTACATTTATTGACATTTTTTTCTCCTGTTAATAACTACGTTTTCATTTTAACTACTTTCGAGGTGCTACCCTTTCGGACACTCCTAAGATTTTCAGACTCGTTAGGTCTATCGTCTTTCCGATTGCCAGAAGGACTTGTTGGCAAGCTACCCTTCACTACCCACTCGTAATATTTATTAGCGAGTTCTTTGGGATTCGTTAAGTCTCTTTGCGTTCCAAACTCTACTGCTAAACGCAAACATTCTAATCTAATTTCATGCTGCTCCATTCAACATCTCATATAAATCTTGTACTTCTTTCACAGCTTTATCTCTTGCTACTGGATTTTTTCTATCCCAGTAAGCATGAGATCTGTCATTCATTATAGTATCAATCTTTGCCTTTGCATCAGCAGGACTCATTCTGTAGTTCACAGAGTTCTCTGATATTGTATCTTCTTTTGTCACAGAGTTTTTGAAATCTGCAAAGTTTGCAAACGCTTTGATAAATGCAGGATGATTACCAACCTTAGTTCCATCTTCTAAAACCATTTGTAATAAATCCTCACCAGCTATATCTGATACTGCTCTATTTGCTTGTGTGACTTTTGCATCATAGTCAGCACCCCACTCAGCTTTAAGACTTTGTTCAATCTGCTGTCTTTGTTGCTCTGAGTCTTTTGACATTGCTTCCGTTGTTTGCTGAATACTACTTCTGTAATAATCTAATATTCCGTTTGCTTGTGCTTTTGACAAACCAAGTTTGTGTGCAATATCTGTATATGTGTTCACATCTCCCTCAGTGAGTATCTGACCATCAGCTTGTATAGCATAGCCACTAGGCTCGTCAGGTCTACCTAACTTAGAATATATGTTACTCAAATCATCCTCTGTTGGATTTTTTGGTAATGGTATTTTATCTGCACCAATTAATCTTTGTGCGTTTACATAGGAAAGTCCTAAGTTTCCTACGTCATTTATGCTTTGTAGACTTGGATGATCTCTGATTTCTTCAGGTAACTGTTGTAGAAACTCACTTCGAGATCCACTTCCACTGGCTACTTCAGCAGGAGTTTCAACTGGCACACTAGGTTGTGTTGGCTCAGTTTGGATTGCCTGTTGTTCTGTTTCGTTCATTTGTTTCCTCTTCTAACATATTTAAAATGTGCAAGTACACTGTTCTCTTGCCTTCTTCAAAAGCCGTTCCGTTACTATCGTTCTGAACGTATGTTGTATTACGATAATTACATCTTGCTTCTAAATCTTGTAACACCTTTTTTCCACTATCGGTAGTAAAAACTTGCCGATACATATATTTAATAGCTTCAATTTCCTTGACCACCACCTACCATCCTTACTGCTTGTGATGCCTGTAAAGCTGTATTTACATCTTCCTGATCTTGTTGTCTTTCCATTTGCTCTTGTTCCATAATCTGTCTTTGCTCTCTGATTTCTGCAACTTCTGCATTTGTTTTGAGGACACTCTTTGGAACACCTAATGAATCTGTAACATGTCTGACGAGACCATCTGCATCTAAATGATCTCCAACTGGTAAACTCTGTGACAATGGTAACAATATTTCCAATGCTTTCATTGTAGAGTTCAGGCTTGTTGACTTCTGTACCTTTGCAAGTGGTGATACATATTCAATATCTATATCTCTGCCTTGCAGTATCTCTGGTGGTATTGCAAGCATTTCATTTCTAAGCATCAATGAAAAAACTCTATCAATCAAAGGTTTTAACATCTCATTCATCAATCTTCCAAGCACAGGACCTATCACTCTCATTCTTTCTTCCTGTCTTTGCACAACTTCTGTAGCTGTCATGTTTGGAGATGTACCACTTAGTAACTGGTCAACATAGAAAGCACCTCTGATTGCTTCTCTTCTTTGTTGCTCCATATTCAAACCAATAGGTATATTAGCACCTGTATTCAGTGGTGATATTGTGTCTCTTGTACCTGATCTAAAAAAGTTTAGTCCACCTGGTTGTGTTCTGACTGGCAAAATGAAGCCATCATCAGGAACTAATAGTGGAGGATCTATTTGCTTTTGTGCTGCCTGAATGATGGTCTTACTCATTAGGTTCAACATTTTCACATCAGCGAGAGCCGTCATGGCAGGGGAGCGACCCATGATCTCTCCTGTGCTTTTTAGAAAACGAGGAACAACATAAGGAAACTCCTCAAAACCACCAATAGACAAGAACTGTTTTGTCTCCATATCAATATAGAAAGATGCAAAAGGCATGTTCTGATTATCAGGTTTGTCAGGATTCCTGTTCATTCTTGGCAACACCACATGAAGCAACTCAACTTCTTCATCAGGCTTTTGCTCAAATTTCTTCTTGATATATTCTGTTACATTGTCCAAACCAAATCTTTGAATGACTTGTCTTACTGGACTTTTGTACTTTCTAAATACAGTATCGACTAAACCAAACTGATTTTCCTGTATAAAAAACTCTGATATGTGTCTTGTAGAAAACCTTAGTGTTTTATCTTCCATCTCAATAAACATACAGCCTGTACCAAACACAACCAGGTCTACATACATACCATGCACTTCTGTTTCGAAGTTTGATCTGTTGAAGGCTCTCATCATACTCATAGATGAACTCTCAAGCCATTCACGCACCTCATCATCTCTGCCTATGTTTTCATCTTTCATATCCAAATGAAACCAAGGTGTAGCACCTGATGTTAGCATACCATGCAAAGCTGACGATAGAAGATCAACAGCTAACTGTGATGTACTATCAAATATATTCTCTGATCTTTTTTCACCACGACTTCTTTTTCTAACAATATCAGACTTCTCAGGTAGCATATAATCAGCCAACTCCTGATAGTGTGTATTCCAATACTTTCTGTAAGTCTCAAGATAATTCAGTCTATTGACTAGTTCTTTTGCAAAGTCTGCCATTACGCTGTTAACCCTGGTCTACCTGTGCTACCTGATGGTTGCCCTGAAGTCATACCTGTTACTATCGTTGATCCACGACCTTTTCTTCTACGTCTTTCATCTGCAATGTTTTCTTCAGCCAAAGCTGCTGCTCTTTGTGTATCTGCATCATCAACCATCATTGGTGGATCAGGTGGAGGTGGTGCTGGTGGTATTACTACTTTTGGTCTAAGAAATGACATCTGTTTCTCCTATACTACTGATCTTTCGCCTTTACCTCTTTGCAAAGCACCATAGCCTTCTATTATTGTGCCACCCTGCCCAGGTCTTTTTGTACGTCTCGTACCTCGACCTCTTGCTAATATTGTCTCTTCTTCGTCAGGTACTATTTCAGGTGTAATTTCTTCTGTTATCTCTGGTTGCTGTGGCTGCCTGTAATCCATCTTATCTGTGCCAGTAACAGTCTCCAAAACCTCTTGACTTAGTTTTTTCACTGGTCTTTCCAAAGGCTCAACTATCTCAGCACCAACCTGTTCAACAACATTTATGGCTTTTTTGACTGGTCTTTCAAGTGGTTCTACCAAAGTTTTATCAACAGCTTTGACAGCTTTTCTTGCTGTTTTCTTTATTGTTCTTACAACACCACCCATATCAAGTTCCTTTCCATGTGTGCCAACCTAGCTTTTGTGTCTCTGGTCTAAACCAAAAGGCTTTTCTAAAACCCATCTTAGTCAGCATCTTTTTTAAAATCAAGAACCCAATTCTTGTATAACCTTTTTTTGCTATAAAGTCTACCAACCAAATATCTTTACCACCACCTTTGTAACCATCATGGGGAAACGATAAATGACTTACATATTCATCAATATGTTTTTCTGTTGGAAAACCCCAAGTAGCAAATACAAGCAACTCACTTTTTTTTCTAACAACTTTATACTGATTGAGCATTACAGGCACTAATATACATTTACAAATATCTTCTGTGTTCCAGTCTTTGTGCAAGTCACTATACTGCATCAAGATCAGTATATCTCGCAAATCTTCATACTTACTCATGCAAAAATATTATAACTGTTATCAGCAACATCTTGTGGTGGTCTTGTATAACTCTTTCTATTCTCAATACCTATAGCCAAATATCTAA